CTACGGCTCTTGCGGCTTTGCTGCTGCAACCCCTGCTATTCCCTACGCCAGCGTAACTGAGCAAGAAGTGCTTAACTGGTGCTGGGCTAACGGAGTGGACAAGGACGATATGGAAGCTAACCTTGCTGCACAAATTGCTTTGCAAAAAGCTCCTGTAACTGCTGCTGGCGTACCTTGGTAATAATCTGAGGACGTAGCCCATGTATGCGCTGGCTTGTACTTGTTCTAGGGCTTGCACTGCCGCAGGCTCCGGTAAAGTACGTATGCGTGAGGTGGGCGTGGACAGGCGACGTATTTGAACGTAAGGTTTATTGCTTGAAATGGGAAAAGGTGGACAAGTGAATGCTCGACCCGATTTCTATTACGGTGGCGATAGCTACGGCTCAGACCGTAGTGGATCAGATCAAGAAAGCAGTTGCGCTAGGCAAGGATGTAAAGTCTTTATATGGTCAGTTCGGCAGCTTCTACGCGGCGGCAGATCAGGTTCACGCCGCATCCACCAAGGCGCGAGTAGCAAGTATTCAAAAGAGCAATGCGCAGATAAATGCGGAAGCTCTAAAAATAGCTTTAGCGTCCAAGGCGTTACGTGATGATGAACGGTACATAAAGGACTTGCTGTTTATGACCGGCAATGCGCCAGTCTGGGAAGAGATGATGGCAGAGCGAGTGCGAATGCACAAGGAACGTTCTGAATTGGAAAGGACAATGGTAGAGCAAAAGCAAAAGGACAGGGAAGCGGCTGGTAATGCTTTGATGAACTTCCTGCTTTTTATTGCCGCCATTGCAATGATCGTACCCATCGGGGGCTTGGCTTGGGAATTCTTGATTAAAAGGGGCTAGTATGAGTGAGGAAAAAATGCAAAACATGGAGGCTAAAGGTCAACTAATTGAGAAGATTACGTTTGCTTTGCTGCCGCTGCTATTCTCCTGTGTGGTTTACTTGATGAGCGCCTTGTCAAACTTATCCCATGAAGTCACCGTCCTCAACAGCAAAATTTCGCTTGTTGTCACATCAGACAACAAGCAGGCGTCAAACACTGGAGCTGAACTGGCCCGTGAAAAATTACGCCAAGACCTTGAAAAAGAGATTCAACGCAACCGTGACCAGATTGCAGAGAATAGGATGCACATTGCCATCTTGGAAGAAAAAACTACAGTTAGCAAACCCATCAAAACCCTGACAGGAAAGGACTAAATTATGTTTGACGTTGCAGCCATAAGCCCCGGCGACAAAACTGCTAAGCATTTCATCTATCACTTTGCTTGGTTCTGGTCAATAACCTCGGTTACTTACTTCTTCTGCGTGACGTTTTTCCAACTCCCAGAAGGCGGTAGGGACTTTGCCAACATCATTTTGGGTTTTCTGTTGGGCACAGCAGTTGCCACCATAATTTCGTTCTTCTATGGATCGAGCAAGTCAAGCAAAGACAAAACTGATGCCATGATGAAAGCCGATGATGTTAAGCCTGCTTAACCCTTGGGTAATCCTTGGCGTTGTGTTGGCGGTGCTAAGTAGCTTTAGCGCAGGATATTACAGTGGCAAGCAAAGTGAGTATGCGCGTCAGCAAATTGAAATTGCTAGTTTAAATCAGCAAGCACGAGAAACAGAACAGCGTATGGTTGAGGTTGCCCAAACGTATGCTGAAACTTTAAGGAAATCTAACGATGTTGCAAAAGCTAAAGAAACTAAGCTGCGTTCTGATATTGCCAATGGTGAGCGCAAGCTGTTCATTCCTGTCAAAGCCCCCGCCTGCCCAGTACATGCCACCGCAGATACCACCGTTGCCAGTGGAAATACAGAAACAAGAGCCGAACTTGACTCAGGAGTTGCTCAAGCTCTTGTCGATCTCACCAGCCGAGGAGATCAAGCCATCCGCAACCTTAACGCCTGCATTGACCAGTACGAAAAAATGAGGAGCGCTAAATGAACTTGACCAAGAACTTCACCTTAGAAGAGCTAACCGTAACCGATCATCGGGAATTTAAAAATGAACCTAACCCTAGTGAAACAGAAAATCTCAAGCGCTTGGCTGGCCTTTTGGAGCAAGTTAAAAGCGTTTTGGGCGGCGTACCAATCATGGTCAACAGCGCATTTCGGAGCAAACAAGTAAATGATGCAGTAGGAAGTAAGGACACAAGCCAGCATCGGGTTGGCTGTGCTGCTGATATTCGTGTACCCAGCATGACCCCAGATCAGGTTGTAAAAGCGGTGATAGCTGCTAAACTCCCCTTCGACCAGTTAATCCGCGAGTTTGACCGCTGGACACACATTAGCATATCCAATGACCCCAAGGGCAAACCCCGAGGCCAGACGCTAATTATTGACAAAGCAGGGACTCGCCCTTACGCTTAAAGTACCATGCCTCTACAAAAACTACTGCTCAAGCCGGGGGTTAACCGGGAAAACACTCGGTATACCAACGAAGGTGGGTGGTATGAGTCCGACAAGGTGCGGTTCCGTCAAGGCACGCCAGAGAAGATTGGCGGTTGGCAGCGTATTTCGGCGGCAACTTTTTTGGGCGTTTGCCGTTCCCTTTGGAACTGGGTAACACTAACTTCTCAAAACCTGCTGGGTGTTGGTACAAACCTTAAGTTTTATATTGAGAACGGCGGGTTCTACTACGACATTACCCCAATCCGCATAGAAGAAACTTTAACTAACCCGTTTACTACAAACGGCACAACCACAGTGCTGGTAACGGATGCTGCACATGGCGCTATCAATGGGGACTATGTAACCTTTTACGGTAGCACTGCGGTTGGTGGGCAAACTATTTTGGGGGAGTACCAAATATCGGTACTTACCATCAACACCTACAACATCACCATTTCCGCAGCAGCCACAGCCGCTACTGGCGGAGGAACGGTCTACGCCGTATACCAAGTTAATACAGGGCCTTCTTACTCTGCTCCGCTTTCTGGTTGGGGTGCAAGCACTTGGGGTTCTGGCGCATGGGGTATTGGCACTTCTTCAGTGGATGCGTTGCGTATTTGGAATCAAGTTAACTGGGGTCAAAACTTAGTCTATGGCCCACGTGGCGGCCCGATGTACTACTGGGATGCAACTATTGGTTTCCGTAATTTAGAAATTACGCTGTCAATTGCAACGCCGTGTGTAATGACAACCACAGTTACTCTTGTAGACAAGACCCCAATTACGTTTACGACTACCGTCGCCTTGCCAACTGGTTTGCTGCCCGGTGTTACATATTATGCGCGGTACGTAACTGCTACTACCTACAATCTTTCTCTTACTCCAACAGGCGCGTTAATTAACACCTCTGGCTCTCAATCAGGTACGCAATATATATCTCCTCGTGGCGCACTGTTGTCTACATTACCCGGCGCAGATGGATATACCCCGCTGTATCAAAACACATTTACCATATCCGATGCCAGCCGGTTTGTACTTGTATTTGGTACAAATGACTACGGTAGCACTGTGCTTGACCCCATGCTCATCCGCTGGTCAGATCAGGAGTCCTTGACTACGTGGTATCCAGCCATCACTAATCAAGCAGGTAGCGCGCGCCTGTCTCATGGCTCCAAAATCGTAACTACTTTGCAAAGTCGCCAAGAGATTGTGGTGTGGACTGACCAAGCCCTGTATTCACTCCAATACCTTGGCCCGCCTTATGTCTGGGGTACGCAGCTTCTTGCGGACAATGTATCTATTGCTGGCCCCAACGCGGCGGCTATGGCTTCTGGTATTACCTACTGGATGGGAGTAGACAAGTTCTACAAATACGATGGTCGGGTTCAAACCCTGCGCTGTGATCTGCGTCAGTATGTATACAGCGATATTAATGCCTTGCAGTATGACCAAATAGTTGCCAGCACCAATGAAGGCTTTAACGAGGTCTGGTTCTTCTACTGCTCACAAAACAGCAACACCATCGACAAGTACGTTATTTATAACTACCTTGAAGACAATTGGTACTATGGCTCAATGGCCCGTACAGCTTGGCTTGATACCGGACTTCGAAATTTCCCAATCGCCGCTACCTACAGCTATAACATTGTTAATCATGAAGATGGGGTGGATGACAACGAAACCGCTACTACGCTGCCTATTGAAGCCTCCATAACCACTTCTCAGTACGACATTGATGATGGGAATAACTTTGCGTTTATCTATCGCATGATCCCCGACCTGACGTTCCGTGGCTCCACGTCAGGAACAACCCCGCAAGTGACCATGTATCTGCAAGGTTTAAACAACTCAGGCTCCGGCATTACGCAGTCCGGCAATGCCAATGTGGTTAACACAGGCCCAGCCCCGTCAGTCATTAACGTAGATCAGTTTACTGGGCAGATTTATATCCGTATCCGTGGTCGCCAAATGCAAATGAAGATTACGTCCAACATCATTGGTTGCCAGTGGCAGCTTGGTTCTCCACGAATTGACCTTAGGCCGGACGGGCGGAGATAATGGCACAAAAGAACGTAGTCGCCC